GCGGGCTCTTTAAATCCAGAAGACAAGAGTGCGCTTGCCAAACTAATTGAAGGCTTTAAAGATACCAAAGGCGTAGACAACGTAACTAAGTTCCGTACCAAACATGTGGATAAATTAGCAACTGTTGTAAGCCGATTTGCCCATCAATTTAATGGGGCAGTACGGGATGCAATGGGTAACTTAAACCCCGAAGGGTTACTCCGTCAAGCTGAAGATACCGATAAACTGTTATTGGATTATCTACAAAAAGGCGCAATTGAAAAAGATCCTACTTTAGGTTTGTGGAAAGTTACAAGCAAAAACAATATTAAACCTCCTGTTGATGTATACAAAAGCCTCAAAGCATGGGGAGACAAAAACGGGTATTCTTTTGAGTACGCCACCAAAGCTGCAAGTCGTATATTAGAAGGCGTACGTTTAGATTCAATGCGTACTTCTAACCGTACTAACGGCACAAGCTTTGTATTGCATGCAATAGATAAAACTAGCAAGCTGCCTATCGACCAACAAATTAACATGATGGTTGCCGAGTACAACGCAACTCCAGAACTGCAAGCAATCAGTAAAATAATGGACGATGCTCGTATTGATTTGGTTGACCATATGATTCAAGTAGGCAGGCTAACTGCTGAAGAGGGCAAGGCTTGGAAAGATGTAATAGGATATGTACCGTTTGACCGTATTGATGAATTTGCAGAAAAGTTTAACAAAATTAAACGTACATCAGGTAAAGGCATATCACAACTTGGTAAGTTACCTGAGTTGATTGGTTCAGAGAAAAGACCTGTGGGCAATGTGTTCGATAACTACATGAACACCTTGGGATGGATGGTTGGGCAAACTATAAAAACTGATGCCACAGTTACAACGCTTAAATCGTTAGAAAAACTTGGGCAAGCCAAGCCTCTTGGGATAAGTGCGGGCGGTAAAGACAATACAGTTTACGGATATGTAAATGGGGAAATGCGATATTGGGAATTGCCAAGCAAATACGATGTGATGGCATTTAAAGATATGCTTCCTCCAAAGATGTGGATACTGCGTGCGCTTGGAGAATTCTCAAATATTTTGCGTACATCTGTAACTGCATTGCCACCTTTTGCATTGAAACAAGTAACCGATGACATTCAACGTGCCATTATGACATCAGGAGTTAAAAACCCTGCGGGGTTAATATGGTCAACGCTCACAAACTTTCCTAAATTGGCAATTGCAGAATACAGGGGCATACAACACCCTATAGTTAAAGATTTAAGTGAACTGGGTATTGTGGGGCAATACGACTTTGTAAATAATAAACCTGCGGATTCTTTACTGGCTGATCTTGGGTACAAACCACGGGGGTATGTAAAAGGCTTTTTGCACAAGTTAGAAGGCTTTACCCGTGCATCAGACTTGGCGGTACGTGTTGCTATTTATGAGCATACTCTAAAAGAAAATAACAACGATATGTTGTTGGCACAGACCCGTGCTCGTGAGTTTATTAACTTCCGCCGTCGTGGATCAAGTGAGCTTACCAATGCATTGATAACAACCATACCATTCTTTAACGCTTATGTTCAAGGTATGGATGTGCTTTATCGTGCGGCATCTGGTGTTAACTCTAGTTCATCTGTAGGTCGAGCAGAAGCTCGTGCATTGTTCTGGAACAGAGCCGCCGTTGTAACCGCATTTAGTTTTATGTACGCTCTTAGTAAATCAGAAGATGACGACGAGTATAAAGAACTGGATCTTCGCACTAGAGATAACAATTGGATTTTTGGCGATGGTCGTAAACTACCTGTTGCAGGCGAACTAGGCGCAATATTTAAAGTTATTCCTGAACGTGTTGTTGAGTACATGCGCCGTAAAGGAACTCCTGAAGAACAAGAAGCCAACGAAGCAGTTCGCACGACCTTTGCAAACATGTTTGAGCAGTACGTTGGTAGGATAACTCCTGTACCACAAGCCCTCAAACCTGTGATTGAAGCCGTGACCAACTATTCATTCTTAACTGGCAGACAGCTTGAAGGTATTCACCAAAAAGGTATGCTACCCAGTATGCGTACCAATGAAACTACGTCTGAATTAGCCTTGACTATTTCCAAATACATAAAGACTACATTCAATGCTGAGATATCCCCAATTATGATTGACAACTCATTGCGTGGGTATTTTGGATCAACTGCCGCCATGATTACAATGGCGACCGACAGCCTGTTAAACCCAACTAGAGTAGATAGACCTTTGCATAAGTGGGCATTGTTTAGCAACTACATGTACGATCCTATTGGCACACGACGCATGGGCGAGTTCTACGAGACTAGAGAGAAGGTTGGACAGTTGCACAACAGTTTGACTGAGTTGGCTAAAGTCGATATAAATGCAGCAATTGCATTCCAAGAAAAGCATGCTGACCAATTGATGCTTAACTCTTATGTAAACTCTACATTGGAGCAGTTGGAAGACACTAGGGCTTACCGCAAATTTTTAAACAGTCCCGATGCTTCTACCGAATTAAGTAAAGAAGAACGTGAAAGAGAACTAAAAGAAATTAAAAAATACGAAATTGAAATGGTACGTTGGCTACGAGAAGCCAAGGTAGAGATTGCAAATCAGTAAGTACGCCAAACCCTAGCGCCATACCGCCCGTATTCACAACGGGCTCGTACTTCTAATTTGTATTGCAATTGTTCTGCAATGGGGTCAAGGATCTTTGCTATTTGCTTTGGGGTTGCAGTAGTAGGTAAAAAGAAAGATGCCTCGACAGTTAGCTTGTCCCAGTAGATAAAAAACTCCACGCCGCTGATCTCAACGACGTTGAGTTCTTTATTCTTCGCTGTCGGTTGCTTTAAAGGAGGATGTGCTGACACCTATAGCCGTCCCGTCAAAACAATAACATCTGACATTCAAACCACTCAAGCTACCAATAGCACCTGCGCCAATACGTTTGGTAACTGACAGCCCGTTGTTCTTCATAATACCTGCGGCAACTAAATGCTTGATGCTTTCACGCACATCAACCTGACGCTTGGTAAAGTAAGCCCTAAAGTCTTGAGCAGTAATAAACAACTCTTGAGTATCAGGTTCGTATCGCTGTTTCAATCCTTGACGGGGAGAAATAATTGGTGCAGGGGGTACAGCACTATTAGTCGGGTTGTCAATCACAAGCGTATTGTTTACGTTCTCATTGATAAAACCTGACAGAGTTTCCTGTGCCACCATCAAGGGGCTTCCGATGTTATTGGCATTTGCTACTTTGTTCTGTTCAACTGTACTTAAAGCGTATGTATATACACGAGGTATATCTATATCATGCAGTTCACAGTTTTTGGCAATAAGCCCGCCCACAAACGCACAAGCCAATATGTCTGAATAGAAACGATCCGAGTTCTGCAAGTCAAGAACCGCATCAATTTTCTTACGCATCTCAAGCAAGCTCTCCACCACTTCATCCAAGTGAGCCACAACGTACTTGATAAACACAGGCCCTGCTACGCCGTAGTTGTCTGCAATCTTTCCAAAGATAACATCGACTTCAGCTTTAGGAATGCCTTCAATGCGGGCTACTTCCATCTCAAACACCCTACGCATTTCACCATCAGCCGTGCTCTTTAAAGCCGCAAGTTTATCAACCAATGATGCGTTTGATGACGTTAATGTAATCGTACACCATTTGGTATTGTTGGCACGCAACTCATTTACTTTTGCCCCCATACGGTGTTTAGCCCGCCCTTTGGTAGCTCCATATGCAGTATTGGATAACTCGTCATCAAGTGCGTTGGTGATCTCGTCAATCGTAAACGCAATACTGTTCATCATGCCAAGCATGTGCATTTTGGAGTTGTAGGTATCCTCTTGAGTCATCAGCAATTCTGTGGGGTGACCAAAGATTGAGTTGACCATCATCTGAGCTGTGGTTTTGCCTGACCCTGATGCGTTTGATTTAAGATGAACCAAGGCTCCCTTGACTGCTTCATTGTTTAGAAGTTTTAGTAAAGGTGCGCCAAAGCCAAAGAACAACGCCAATGCATGCGGTTCCATTCCTTCACGGTTGTAGAAGTTAGCCATTGTCTTCCACTCAACAAGATCGCCTTTAGGTTTGAATGCAGGGGCTAACTGTCGAGTACCACTAGAAGGAGGAGCTAACTTAACCCCACTTGCCGTGTACTCTAACTCCCCAACAACAAACCCAAGCAAGTCAGGAGTCCATCCCATTTGACTTCTTGTTTTGTTTGCAGAGAACTGCGTTTGTAATTTTCTAATGCTGTTTGCAAAGTATCCCATAAGTAAGTCCAATTGTTTTCCGTAAGCAACTACTCCGTTGTCGATAAGAATTTCACGCATCGCTTCTTTTGAGAACAAGTCAGACACTCGTGCATGAAACCGCCTAACGCCGTCTAATGGCATGTGCAAATTAATGCCTACCATTTCCCCCTCTCCATCCCCGTGCTCATCGGAGTCAAAGAATCGTCCTGTTATATAGAGGTCTCTCGAATAGATTTCAACCTCTACGTCATTTTCCCCAACTCGATCACTGCGATATATACCGCCCTGCGCCCCTCTGAAATATGGATATGGATAGGGAGGTATCTCTACGATGATGCCGTTGATGGTTTCCTCAACAGGCTCATCCCCTGATTCAACAGGTGTAATGTATTGCATTACAGGATCAGGGTCTGCCACAGGCGCATCAGTGGCGGCCTCTACTATCTTTCCCAAGAGAATCGGGCTTGAAATGTTATGCTTGCACCCTTCACACAATGACGGATTGTTGTCCTTGTACCATGCACAGGTATACGGGCCTTTTGTTTCAGCCGCTTTCTTCTCAGTTTCATATGCGCTGTAACCTGGATGCCCAATAGAAACTTTATGGATAGCAACATCTTTATCCTCGCACCTAGATGCAATAGACAAGACGGCACGCCACAACGGTTCTTCTAAAGTTGCCGCATTGTTCAGAGCATTTGCCATCTGAGCGCAACCAACATTTTTCAAACTCTTACGCATGATCCTGACAAACGAACACTTAGGGTAGTCACCACCGCCAAGCTCTCTACTTGTTTCGTCCATGCCAAATTGTTTTGCGGCACTTAGATCAATCAGAGGCGCTACAGGTTGTGGCAAACAACTAACTATATCTGCCAACTCAGAAGGTTCTGTTAATTTAAAAATAAAAACAGGACGGGGTTCTTCTTCCTTGTAGTTGTTTGTATTAGGTATACGCAGTATGCGAGCTGCATCCGCAGTTACCGCAGGGTCAGCATGCAACCCCGCATTTCTGCACAATTGCTTCAATGCTTTCGCAAGGGGCAACCATGTTGCTAAGTCAATGTCCTCTGTTAAAGGCCAGTAGACATGCACGCCACCACCAGACCCAACCACTGTTGGAATAGGCAGTCCCGTTGTCGTTGTAAATATACGTAGCGCTTTGCAAGCCTCCGCAGAATCATTGTAGGGCTTACCAGTACCGCAATCTATATCTAAAAAGAACGAACGTAAAAATGCTACGTTATCTGCTGTACGACCAAGAGCAGGGTCAGTAAAACTAGCTAATGCAAAATATGCATCAACTCCTTGAGCATCTAAACCTTGACCAACCAAATCAATGGCAGGTGTGTTTTGATGAAATGATGGTTTTACTTTCTTGCTTTTGATTCCTACTGCACAGTAGTTTCCCTGTGAGGGAAGCACAATGTCTAGGAAATTGTTCACGAAGCCTCACTAAGAACGCCAGCCAGCTAATAATTTATGCATGATCTCTTGGTGTTTTTTGTGGGGATGAAACTTACCCGTGAACCAGTTGTACACAGTTGCCCGAGTTACACCCATAGCGGAAGCTACCGAGATCATCGGCATCTCCCGCTTGATGCATGCTTGGGCAAACCGTATGGCTAATTCATTTTGGTTTGCCTCATCCACCTTACGAACAAAAAGAGTTGAATACCCTCTTGTCGTATTACTCATCGTCGTCCGTGCCCCAATCGGCTAGAACTGCGGCAACATCTTTTGGAACTGCGGCAGGTTCAGTTTTCTTGGCACGCTTGGTAGGTTCAGGCGTGGCGCTTACAGGTGCATCGGGCATAGGCGTATCTTTAAACGCAGATGGCAATGCTATAACTGGCTCTTTAGATGGAACCATTTTAAAGTCAATGGCTTGCTTGGCTTCTTCAGTTTGGCTCTGTACTTTAGCGTCTTCCCATTCTTCTTTGGTAAGAGGACGAACCGCACGGAACTTCAACACAGGTACGGCTTCAGCCGTATCAAAACGAGCCTCAGTCACAATGCCTGTGATTGGTATGCCATGTCCTGATAAGAACTTGCCGTAAGCTTGCAATGGCATCTTGTCGCCTTCAGCACGACCAAAGAAAGATTTGGCAGGTACTGATAAACGATAGATGTTTCCATTGATGTCATTCTCAAGCGCAACTGCCAAGCGTTTGCTATAACGGCATGCACGAGATTTGCCTTCGCCTGATCCCTCAATGTTTTGAGGACACCCTGTACAGGTAGCGTGTTGTGGACTTGGTACTTCAGCATTGGGCTTCTCACCCTCGGCTGACCAACAAGCAGGCTTAACGTCTTTGCCTTCTTCATACTTCTCTGCATAAAAGGTTCTTGTCACGCCTTTACCACTTGCGATTACAACCAAGTTCATTGAACGATCTTCGTTCTTTGCAACTTCCTCACCGCCAACAATCATGCGCCAAACGCCACCCTTGATAGAGATTTGTTTGCCACCTGAACTGCCTGCAATGTCTCGTGTTGTGGCATCAGATGCCTCACGTAAATAGTCGGGTATAACAGAAGAACCAGATTTGAATAGAGATAGATTGCTCATTTAGATTTCCTTAAAGATTTAGATTATGCACGACGCACAGTGATGCTGTACTTCGACTCAACGTTCATGCCCGTGGGCAATTTGTCAGGGTTGGCTTGCAAAAATTCTTTGAAGTTACCCTGATGGATTCGACGCTCCAGAAGCTCTGGTGCATCATGCTCTTTTACGAACCGATACATGCTGTCCCAATCGGAAGGCCAGTATCGAGTCTTTACAGATCGTGTGAATGATCCGTAATCAGTCTTGCCACCGTTTTGACCAGTGGTTTTACAAATATCTAGAAGTTGTTCTTCCACCAACTCAAGTTGAGTATCAAGTGTGGCAACTTCTTCTTCCATTTCTTTACGCTTGGCATCTCGTGCGTCACGTATCTTAACGTACACTTTTACCAGTTGACTTGCATCCATGTTTTTCCTTTGACTTACTTTGATTTATTTTGATTTTGTTGGCGCTCCCATGAAGCAGGGGCAGGTGAACAACACTCTTTAATATTTTTACACCCACGGCACTAACCCGTTTCGCCAACACCCCCCATTATACACAGTAAAGTTTAATCGTCAAGCAATTTCTTGTTTATAAAGATCAACTAAACTTAAATGCATATCTATTTTGCCTTGCAGCATTTTGTACATGCGAGTTTCTACAGGGCTCCCTTGCAAGTGAGTGACGGTGACTTTGTTGGTCTGTCCTGCACGGTGCGCTCTAGAGTTGGCTTGCATATAAATTTCTGTAGATGATACAGGCCCCCACCAAACAACTTGGTCTGCTTTTGTTAGGGTTATCCCGTGTGCCGTAGCTTGCGGTATCAACAACAGTATACGGGGATCATCTTCAGTTTGGAATTGTTTGATTATTTCGGCACGTTTTGGCGGTGCAACATCGCCATGAATAGACATGGTTGAAATCTTTCGTTTGCGTAATTCATCTTCAAGCATTTCTAAAGAATGCCTAAAGGGTATAAAAACAATAACTTTGTTTTCAGTTTCCTCAATTACATCAAGCAACGCATTCAATCGATTGCTCATGTCAAAGTGAACCACCTCTTTAGTATCCGTGTACACCGCCCCTTGAGAGATCTGCAAAAGTTTGATCAACATAGCCGCCGCATTAACAGCGGTAATCTCTTCGCCTGCGGCAATCGTCATCATTTTTTTCTTGATGGCATCGTAGTATTTCTGTTGCTGTACGGTCAAGGGCACTTCACGAGTTGTGAATAACAAGTCAGGCAAATCTAAACATTCAAGCTTGGTGAATCTGATTGCAGGTTGCAACACGCCATGCACAATGTCTCTTGAGTTTTGTTTGGGAACCCACTTGTATGGAGGAATCTTTAGCATCACCAAGTCTCTGAACGAACCAAAGAAACGTGGCACATTGTTAGGGTTAACAAGTTTAGCTAAACCATACGCATCAAGAGGGGACTGAGCCGCAGGTGTGCCAGTC